AACAGCAAATGTTAATGTACCTCAACCAAGTGGCAAAATAAATATAACTCAAAATGGAACAGATATAGATGTATCTAGTTATGCTACTGCTGATGTAAATGTAGGAGGTGGTGTAACTCCTACTACACCTACTGAATGTAAAACTGCATTAATGGATGTTTGGAGAAATTATTACAATTATATTGAGGGTGTAAAAGCAAATAGAGAAACATATACAAATAATAGTGTTGTTTTATATACTCCTAATATAAATTGTAAACATTATTTTGTTAGATACAGAAATAATGCTTATTCTGTTGTATGGTTAAATAACTGGCAAATAAATTGTTCTAATGGTACTTTTTTACCAAGTAGTTTTTCTACATATCTAATGCAAACTTATGCTCCACAAGATGAATTTGCATTATATTCTGATGCTAATATATATATAGCAAGAAGTACAACAAATATGATAGGTTATTATTCTAATGAAACTTTTAGTACACCAGAAGAAGTAGCACAAGCAATGATAAATAATGAAATCACTTATACACAATCTTCAAGTACTACAGGTTTTGGTTATGCAGAAATAGTATATTCTAATTCTCATATTTTTACACAAAATGGGAGTCTAATAGCAAGTATAATATGGGATTATACAAATACTAAAATTATTTCTCATAATGAAACAATACAAGCAATATCATAAGGTGCATAATGGAACAACTAGATATAAAAGATATTAAAATAAAACAATTAGAAGAAGAAATAAAAAGATTAAAAGAAATAATTAAATGGCAATCATTAACTATGTCAGGTGGTAAACCTAAAAAATTAAATCTAAAGAAATAAAGGAGGTTGAAATGGAAAAATTAACTTTAGGAGAAGTCCTAGGAGCATTAACTTTTTTAGTTAGTTTTATAGGGGCTTTAAGTTATTTATCTAACGTATTAAAAAAACAAGTTAATAAAACTTTAAAACCAATACAAGATAGCATTAAAGAACTAGACGTATCTCAATGTAAAAATTTTCTTGTAAGGTTTCTTGCAGATATAGAGCAAGAAAATGAAATTGATGAGGTTGAAAAAGAAAGAGCATACGAAATTTATGACCATTATACAAATGATTTAAACCAAAATTCTTATATACATAAGAGGTGGACTGAATTAATGGTTCAAAACAAAAAAGGAAAGAAGAACAAGAAATAATCTTGTTCTTTTTTTGACAAAACAAAAATAATGTGTATAATACCCTACTAATTCAAGAAGGGAGCGTAGTATGATAAAACAACATTATTATTTTGATATGCCTGATGAAACATATAAATACATAATAAGAAAGAACATATTAAGGGAAAGCAAAAAAGAAAAAACAATACTAGATTTATGCAGAAACGGTGAACCACTAAAGAGCATAATGAGTGAAACAGGTTATTCAATGAGAACAATTAGTTATAGAAAAAAAGATATATACGACAAGATAAATAAGTATATTTTTTAAAAATATTGAATTGCGATAAATTGCTATTAGTTGCGATTTTTTGCAATTTTTTTGCGTTCATATTTTCTATTATTCCCGTATCATATTTAAGTCAAAGAGGGAAAAAGATGATAGAAAATTTAAAAATAAAAATGATATATAATGATTTTTTAGATAATGTAAAACTAACTGAAGAGCAAATTAGAATACTTAATATGATGATAAACAAAGAAACGAGATATAAAATAAGTTCGGAAATTGGCGTAAGTGAAAGAACTATAAATTATGAAATAAAGAAGATAAAGAAACTATATAAACAATATTGTGATTTACAAATATCAAAAGCAAACTTGTTAAGTAAATGAGTTTGTTTTTTTATTGCGTTTTTAACTTTAAAAATAGTTATACACTGATTGTAGAAAGGAGATAGCCTTGTTATTTGCAGAGTTCCTGATTAAGAAAAATAACACTATCTCTTTTCTTTTTTGGTTATAGAAAAGGAGAAACGAAAATGTATAACAACCCATATTATAGCAATTATAATATGCAACAAAGTTTAGACAACATTAATAATAATATTGCTGAATTAGAGAAACTAAAAGCACAAATGCAAAGCAGACAAAATCAACCTGCAATTAATCAGACATTTCAATTAGCACCAAGTAATCAAAATAGTATGAGATATGCAAATACTATTGAAGACGTAAACAAAGAAATGGTAACAGGAGATACACCATTTTTTAGTAAAGACTTATCAATACTATGGATTAAAAATGCTAAAGGTGAAGTAAAGAGTTATGAACTAACAGAAATTATTATAAAAGATGATAAAGACATAATGATAGAGAGTTTACAAAGTCAAATAAATGAATTGAAAGGAATGATTAATAATGAACATAATGCAAATACTAATGAACCAATTAAAAGTTCGCAATCCCCAAGCATTTCAAGTAATTCAACAAGCACAAAAAAATCAAAATAATCCAGAAGAATTATTTAAAGAAATGACTAAAGATTATAAACCTGAACAAATGAAACAAATATTCAATCAAGCAAGAATGTTTGGTGTTAGTGATGATATTATTAACAAACTAAAATAAGCCTATTTATAGGCTTATTGGAGAGCATAGGCTAGTTCTATACTTTCCAATAAACCCATAACTAGCATAGGTTTAAATCTATAGAAAGGAGAAGGATTTATGAATAGTGGTATTCAACCAACAGTAGAACTTGCTACAAACAATGGTGGCTATGCTTACCCAGTTTACCCAATGATGAACGGATTTGGAAATGGTGGTCTTGGTGGATTTGGTGGTGACGGTGCTATCTGGATTATCTTAATTATTGCATTACTTGGTGGTTTTAACAATGGTAATGGTGGATTTGGTGGTTATGGAAACAATGACTTTGCTTGGTTATCAAATGGTCAAAAAGACATTATGACTAACACAAACAATGGATTTGATACATTACACTTATCTAATCAATTAGACACTGTAAATAGTGGTATTTACTCATTATCTAACCAATTATGTAACTGTTGTGCAGATATGCAACAAACTGTTTCAAATGGTTTCTTTAATGCTGAAATAAGTGCTAATAATCGTGCTATGAACCAAATGCAAGATACATTTGCATTAAGCACTCAAATAGGTAATGCAAGTGCTGACAATAGACTTGGTATTGCTAATTTAAATTCAACAATAATAAGTGAAAATTGTGCAGACAGACAAGCATTAAACGAAGGTGTAAGAGATATTCTTGCTAACCAAACTGCAAGTGTTCAAAGAATACTTGACCAATTATGTCAAGATAAGATTGACGCAAAGAATGAAAAAATTGCAGACCTACAAAGAGAATTATCTATGAAAGACTTACAAGCAAGTCAAATTGCTCAAAATTCATTCATAGCACAAGGATTTGCTAATGAAGTTGACCAATTATACAACAGATTAAGCAACTGCCCAGTTCCAAGCACTCCAGTATATGGCAGAACACCAATCTTTACTTGCAACAACAATGGTTGTGGTTGCAACGGATTTAACAATTTAATTTAAGCATAATGTAGATTACTACAAACCTGATTACAGGAACTTGCTAATTTTTATAAGAGAATAGGCAAGGGCTTATTCTCTTTTATTTTATGAGAGGAGAGATAAATAATGATACAAACTTTAATAAATGAACCAACAGTATTAACAAGTAACACAAGCCCTATAGTGTTTGATACAACAGATATTAGAACTAGGTGTGCTTATTGTTGTAATGGTGGTTGGTTAGATTATCAAAATGGAAACCCTATATTTAAACTTTTTGGTAATGGGTATAATGGTTATTACAATGTAAATTTTAGTGCTTCAGTTAGTTCTGCAACTGCTGGAGTAGTAGCAATAGGATTATATGAAGACGGTGTATTAATTCCAGATACTGTAAGAGCAGTTACACTTGCAGCAGCAGGAGATTATGAAACTGTATCTTTTAATAAAAAAATTAGAGTATGCCCTAGAGGAACAACAAGTATAACAGTTGGAAGTGTTCCAAGTGTTCCAACACCAACAGACGCAACAACACCAATAACAACAGTTGCACCTATTGTAACTAACGCTACATTTAATGTTGCGAGAAGTAATAACTAATGAATAATAATTTAGACTTAAGTTCATTCATATTGCAATTAATGAGTTTAGAAATATTATTTAAAGACTTTAATAATAGTGATTTAATGAGTGAATTACAAAATCAAGATAGAAACTATTTAGAAAAGATACTTAACAATCAAGAAAAAATAATTTCTTTACTTGAAGAAAGGAGATAAAACTCGTGGAAAAAGAAAGAGTGCTTGAAAATATTTGTGTAGAAGTAGAAGAACAATTAGAACAAATATTAGAGCAAGGAGTACAACAAGGAAATGTTGAATACCTTTATAAATTAATAGATATATATAAAGATATAAAAAATATAATGTATTGGAAGGAGAAGTTAGATATGAGAAGATACAGTAATTATGGCGAATATAATGAAGGTTATAATCGTGGAAACTATGGCGAATATGGAAGAGGTGGCTATGGTGAATATAATGAAGGTTATGGAAGAGATAGTTATGGGAACTATGGAAGAAGAGGTAACTATGGAAGATATAATGCCAGAGGTTATGACGCAAAATATCGTGGTGACGAACATTTAGATAATATGTATGGTGCTTATCACGAATACGCTGAAGGAAGAGATAATTATGGTGCAGACGAAGCAACATTAAAAAGCCTAGATAAAATGTTACAATCTACTAAAAAGTTTATGGAAATGCTTAAACAAGAAGCACAATCTCAAGAAGAAGTAGAAATGATTAAAGAAACTGCACAAGAAATTTCAGAGTTATAATGTATAAATATTATAATGCAAATGCCTTAAATAAAAATGTGGCTGACTGCACCGTCAGGGCAATATCGTGTGCAACTAACAAAAGTTGGGATTATGTATATGATTATATGAGTGACCTTGCTAGATTAAACGGAACTATGATGGACGATAGAAATTTCATTATAGAATACTTAGATAGTAAATATAAAAGAGTTCCAGTTTTTGGTAGTGTTGGCGAAACTGCAGGTTATTATAAAAACAATATAGTTTTAATAACAACATTGGGTCATATTTTGTGCAGTAAATTTGGAATTATCTATGATACTTTTGACCCCAGAAAACGAGCAGCAGAATATTGCTGGTTAGTTGAGTAATTTGACTAAAAGTGTTATTTATGCTATAAATAAAGAGAGATAATATATGCGACCCCTTATGTATTATCTCTTTTAAAAAATAAGGAGGAGATAATATGGCAAAGAAGCAAACATTCAAAGACCTTTCAACAATAGAAAAAATTAAAAAGATAACAAAATATGTGATGAACATATTAGCAATAATAGGTCTTTTAATTCAAGGCATAAATGCTATTGAAGGAATAACTATTCCTTATGCTACTCAAATCGTTCAAATTATTGGCGTTATTGAAGGTGTTATCGGTGGTTATTTAACTGGAGATAAAGTAGTTAGCGTAGTAAAAAGTAAATAATTAAGTTTAAGGGTATTTTTAAGGGGTATTTTAAAGAGTTTATACAAAAAGAATATAATTGTACTATAAAGTATAAAAATTAAAAAGAAAGGCAAAAAAATATGAAAGAATTGTGTATAGATATTTCCACTTGGCAAGGTGGCATAGATTATAATGATATTAGAAGCAAATGCAATTATGCAATATTAAGAGCAGGATTTGATATTACAAAAGATAACAGATTTGAAGAACACTATGCAAACCTTCAAGGAATGCATTTAGGAGCATATTGGTATTCTTATGCTACTAACGAAAGTGAAGCAAGAACAGAAGCAAGAACATTCTTATCAATTATAAATGGAAAGAAATTTGACTTACCTATTTATTTAGATATTGAAGATGGTTCAATGTCTGGATTAGGTAGAGGGACTTTAGACGCAATAGTAAGAGCGTTTGGAGAAGAAATTCAAAATGCAGGCTATTATTTTGGCGTTTATACTAACCTTAACTGGTATAGAAATATATTATCAGGAAGCGAATTAAATAAACAATTTGATTGGTGGATTGCATTATGGGACAACGACCCACCTTCACCAAGTTATGGAATTAACTATGGCATTTGGCAGTTTGGTTCTACTTGGATTGGTGGACAAAATGTTGACGGAAACTACATTTATAAAGACTACCCTACTATCATAAGAGAGTTAGGATTAAATCACTTAGACGGACCAACTCCACCTACACCACCAACTCCAACACCAACTCACCAAATAGCAGAAGACGGAATTTGGGGAAAAGATACAACATTAAAGGTTCAAGAAGTATTCAACCTAGAAGTTAAGGACGGAATTATAAGCAATCAATTATCTTGGTTTAGAGATGAAAACCCAGCATTATTAGACAGCACTTTTGAGTGGAAAGACTATATGGCTGGAGGTTCTTTAACAATGTGTGCTATTCAAAATTGGTTAGGTGTTGAGGCTGACGGTTATATTGGACCAAATACAATTTCAGCACTTCAAAGAAAAATGGGAACACCGGTTGACGGTTGTTGTTCTTACCCTAGTGCTGTTGTAAAAGCATTCCAACATTGGTTGAACCAACAATAAAAATATGATATAATTAAGTTGGAACTGGCAAACAGTTCTTATCACACTTCAAGATAGTCAAAATTTGACTGTCTTCTTTTTTTATGATACAATTATAAATGTCTAGCAATAGACAGAAATATTCGTATATTAGTCATTCTCCATTTCTTTTAATTAGAAATTTTTTTCAGACTAATATCAGTAATTTTTTGTTTTTTATTTTTCATAAGCGAAAAAGCCCTTTGTTTTTAAAGGGTTTTTTTGTGCTTTACAAAAAAATAAATTTTTTTCGTGAATAGTATTGACAACTATGGTAGGAAATGGTAATATGAAAATACTAAAGGAGGATTAGAAAATGGAAAATAATGTTTATACTATATCAAAAGATGAAGAAATTATAGGTAGATACTTTA